CTGCGAAGGAACTGTGCAACGGTGCTTCTGAAGATCATGACTCACGTCCCGGTGGTGGAGGTGTCCTGCCAGATGTTGGGCTTCACGATCAGCTTGACCCGCGTGCCCGAGAAGTCACGGTTCTCCACCGTGTCGCTGACGCCAATGATTTGCCAGATCAGCGTGTTGGTCGTCGCGTGCGTGGAGATGTCCAGCAGAGGCTTGATGTTGCTTTCGTTCGCAGCACCAGTGTTGATCATGGTGACGTTCTCACCGATGAGCGCCTGGTAGGCCGCCTTGGTGGTAGCCGTCGTGTTATCGTCGACGTCGACTTCCCATTCGGCCCAGTTCGCCGGAATGACGAAGATAGTCGACTGGCGTTCGAGATTGGTTCCCCACGCAACCCCGGATGCGAGCTCGTCGGCGTACTCCATGACGTTCTTGGCGGAGTTCCATTGGGGCCCGATCCCCATGACCACCGCATAGGGGGCGGTCGGTGTGGTTTCGGCACCGTCGCACAGAATGGGCCCACCAGTCGTGGTCCGGCTCACCACGTCTCCAGGGCGCAGGTTCGGGGTTTGCGCTCCGCTGGTGACTGGGAACGTTTGGGCTGTAGCGACGATCATTCTCTCGAGAGCCGGGATCCCGCTGCTGACCAGGGAGCGGTGCAGACGGAACCCGTATCGCGGCGTGTTGTTCATGCCCTACCTCACTCGAAAACCGGCTCGAACGATGGTTCGATGGGTGTCGTTTCGTTTTGAACGCCAATGTACCGCCCGCCCGAAGGCTTGCGGAGACCGTGAATGCCACGGGTTGGATCGTATCCCCTGTTGGACTTGTCGATGAGGTGCTCCATCACCTTGCGGTGACTTGCCATGCCGACTCCGCCCATCCCGTTGCCGTTCTCGACCTGGTCAGCCCATTCCTCCTCTGGGATCCTCATGAGCACCTGGCCCTGGGCCTCCAAGACGTCCCCGTTCTTCCCCGGCGACCCGGCGGCGAACCGCTCGCCGTCCACGTCGTATCGCACATACTCCCACCCAAGCGCCTCATAGTATCCCGGCCCTCCGGTCTGACCGTGAAGCTCCTTGTTGACCAGGCAGTACCTGTATCCGGGTTTCGTGTTCTCGATGTGCGTCCAAGGCGCCACCAGATCCAGGTGACGGGCACGTCGGTTTTTCTTGGGAGGGCTCTTGAGCTTTGCCGTCATGGTGCTCCTTTGACTACCCAAACGCCGCGGTGGGCATCCGTCCCCGGGAGCACCAGACTTTCGGGCGGGGGACCCCGAAGAGCCGTCAGACGCCAATCCTTGGCTGGACCAAACGCCGATACTGAAACGGTACCTTATAGATAGGGCTCGCGCAACTACTCTTCGACCATGCGCCGCGCCATGTCGTTCGCCCACTTCTTGTACGCCTGATCCTCAGGGAGGTGACTGTAGGCCTCCCTGGCCATAGCGCGCTCATGTGGGCCCATGCGGATCTCCGAGGGTTTTTTCACGGAAGACGCCCCGTTTCCCCTGGCCGCCACACCGCTAAACCGCGATCGTTCGCCGGCCGTGCGCTTCGCTCCCCCCATTTCTTCCCTGGCCAGGGCTATCGCGTCTTCGAACGTGGCCAAAGTCTTTGGCTTTCCATCGACTCCCACCATGCGGATGAAGTGGCTCCGGGCCCGGGACTCGCCCTTCGGATCCCCAAGGACATCGTGGTGCTTGGCTCGGAAAATGGCCTCCTGTACCTGTGCGGCCATCTGCCCTTGGTTCGGCGCGGGCTGTCGTCTCTGGCGAAGCTCCAGGATTTCCTCGTCGAGATCGTCGATCTCCGCCTGCATTTTCGCTCGAAGCGAAACCTGCTCTTCCTCACTCATCGACTCGAATTGCCTACGGATCCTCTCCTGCTTGTCCCTGATTTCAGCCCTTTTTGTCTTGTAGTCCGCGTTGGGATCCCCGGCTTGCTGCTGGTGTCGTTGCGCGGCCATCTGGGCCTCGAAGGCCGCCGCTCGGGCCTCGGCGCGCTGCGCGGCCAGGCGAGCCTCTTCCGCTTCCCGCTCGGCCCGCTCGGCTCGCTCCTTGGCTTCCCGGAACCGGTTATCCCTGCGCTGCTTTCTTGGAGGCCTTTCATCCGGCTTCGCAGCCGCAGGGGGCTCGCCGTCGGACCCGTCTCCGTCGTCTGCGTCCTGGTCGTCGTCCACCTGGACCGTGATAGGCGCGTCGGGCTCGTCGGGATCTGCGGTGTCTTTGCTACCCGGCGGCTCCTGGTACAGTCTGTCCAATGGGTCTGCCATCTCAATAGTCCTCCTGCAACACCGGCATGGTCTTTTCCAGTCCGGCAATGGTGTGTGTTCGAAGAATCGTTCCCCGCCCAGTGGTGGTCTCCATGACGGTGACCAGATCCTTTCCTTCCGCCGCCATGCTCCGGCGCTCCGTTTCGAGCGTCTCACACCCGACGAGATGGTCCGACCGAAGCACAATGACGTGGTCTTCCGTGTTGTCCACCGGATCTCTGCCGATGGGCATCATCCACGGGGCCATGGCTACAAACCCCACAATCATCCCGAGCTCCAAACCAAGTGGCACCAGCTCGTCCTGTGCCCTCAGCCCCCACGCCACCAAGATCCCCACCGGGGTCTCCCCGCGCTCACGCATCTTGTTCACTTCAGGTCGAACAACAAGCCCCCCTTCCACGTAGGTCTCGTGCACCATCGACTTTGGCCGGTACACGTAGAGCCTGTCCGACAGAGCCATCTGGGAAAAAGCGCGGTCTGGGATCCCGTAGTCCAGCCTGGCCTTGTCCAACCGTTCCGGCAAGTACAGAGCTCCGGGCGGGGACATGGTCTCCCGACGCTTCTGGTCCATCTCGAAAATGCGATGGAGTGAACGCTGGGCCTCGTCTTCTGTTTGCCCCGCCTCCTTGAGTGTTTCTAGCGTCTCGTCAACTGTCATCGTATCTGGCATCTTCGCTCTCCTCTTCGTAGTCTTTCGTCTTGAACACCACGTCCACCCCGAGATCTCTGGCCACCTCGAGGTAGAAATGAGCTTGCACCCCAAGCGCCTTGGACTCCTCGCTGCCCCTGTCCGTGAACGAAAGCGCATGGAGGGTATTTTCGTAGAGCTCGGCGTACTTGAGACCGAGCTGTCTTACTTCTGGGATCCGCTGCCAATCCTTCATCGTGTTGCTCCCGGTGTGGGTGGCGCAGGAACCCTACCCGGGGCCTGGCCAGGCTGCGGCTCAGGAGATCTCGATGCCCCTTTGGGCGGGCCGCCCCTGGCAAGTCCCAGCGGCGTCGGCAACGACCCACCAGGCCCTGCTGGTCCCCGTGGAGGTTGTGGCCCACCACCGGCCCCCCCAGGGCCACCTCCCGGGGGAGCCGGGGGCCCCTGCGGCGGAGCGAGGTTTCTGGCAATAGCGGCCATGTCCTTCATCCCCCTGGACTCGAACGCCTTGACTACTGACAGCTTGAGCATGTCGAACATCTGGGGACTCGGGCCCAAGATCTGGAGTACCGCCTTTACCATCCCAAACCCCTCGTCAGCCTCCGCTATCCGCTCGGCCATTGACGTGAACCTCTTGTCGGCCGTGATCTCGACAGCGTAGCTCCTCTGGTACATCTTGCGACTGACAACGATGGTCTCCGCGTTGGGGACACCGTCTGCAATGTCGACAAGCTCCTCGTCGTCTAGGTAAAGCGAATTGAGCGTGGCGTTGTTCTGGAGGATCCCCTCGAGCAGATCGGAGATCTGGGTGGCCGGGACGGACAGCTGTTTCGTCGCCTGCTCGATGCGCGCCACTAGACCGCGGTACGCCTCGCCACTTTTCCCCGGGGCCCCTCCGAGCGCCTCTGGAGACTGGAAGGCCTCTTCGCTCCAGCGCATCACCATGGAGATAACCTCTCCAAGCTGCGGGTTGGCCTGCCCAAACCTCAGCGGCATCAAGGCCTTGTCGATCTGCCCGAAAGGGATACCCGGGATCTTGGCAATCCCGTTCGGCTCGATCTTGATCCGCGTGGGGATCCTGGGTCCGTCTCCAGACAGAAACGATTGGGTGTTGGCCCGGATCGCCTGGTCACTGAACAGGGAAAACGAGACGTTGGCGAGCATGTTGAAGCTCGCAGCAATCTGGCCAATCGAAAACCCCAAGTTGCCCTCGAATGGCTCGATGAACACCTGGTGCCGGAACATCCTGATCGGCTGCGTCTTCACCCGCCTAGGTAGCTCTTTGGGGTTACCTGGATCGTTCATCCACTTGGGTGGAATCGGTTCCGGAGGCGGCGGGGGCATCTGGGCCATTGCTTCCTCGACCGGAACCCCAGCGGCCTCAGACTGCTGCCGGAGCATTTCCATCTGCTGCTGCCCCGCGTTCCACTGCTCCAGCATCATGAAGTACTCGTCCCGCTCGCGCACCTCTCGGTCAAACCGGATCTTGTCCTTCCAGTCGGAGATCTCGTGAAGCTTCAGGCTGAGCACCCGAGCCGTCAGCTTGTCCACGATGACCTGCATGTACCTCTGGTTTTCCTGCTTCGGAAGAAGCAACCATCCCTCGTACCACAGGATGTCTCGTGGGCCCTCGACACCGTCCGGGGACTCCACCATTTGCTCGCTCTTGGCCTCGTTGCTGAGCAGCTTGTCCTCGTCGCTATCGTCGTACGAAAACCTGTTCTTCAGAACCTCGTTCACGCCGATCCACTGATCGCGCATCTGCTCTAGCTCATGCCGCTGGTACTGAAGCGTCTTGATCAAGAACGGGCAGTCGCTCATGTCGGGCATGGTTGACGTGTACTGGTAGGGCACCGTGAAGTTGTCCTCGGTCAACACCTCGTGTCTGTTGGTACCGGTTTGGTCCGACCAGTACGAGTGGACCACGGTGTCACCCACCACGAGGTGGCGAAGCACCAGCCGATTCATCTGCCGGCGAAAGTCCGGGATCTGGGACCGGATCTGCCAGTTGCCGTGCTTCTTGAGAACGTCGGCCAGCGCTTTTCCGGCGGGGCTATCGTCCAGGGCGCGCACGCCGAAGATGTTCTGCCAATCGGCAAAGATCTCGGAGTACAGCCGAGCATGGAGCCTGTTCAGAACGATCATCATCAGCGGCACGTGCGGGTTGGGCGCCCCCGGATACGGGAAGTCCACCTTCTTCTCCGGGATGTTGCCACTGAACAACCGCCATGACTTGCCAATGCTCCTGCGTCGCCCCTCGGTGGCGTCCATGCAACTGCGGTGCCGATCTACCACCGTCGAACCGATCTCCCGCAGGGCCGACTTTCCATCCGTGGTCCGCTCGAATATCTCTGCAAGGTTCAGGACCTCTGGATCGTTGATATCGTACTCCAGCTTGTCCTCGCCCTCTTCTTGTTCCTGGTCTTCACCGGTGTCGTCGTCGACACGGATCACCAGCTCGTCAGGGTTCTCTTCTTTGCTACCAGTTGGGTCGTACTTGTCCATTGCTACACCGCCTCACCGTAACCGTACTGTCCCCTGTTGTCGTTACCCTCGAAGAATCCATCGTCGTCCACTGATTCACTGATGACACCACCCGAGAGAACGTCGGCGTAGCTCAGGGCATACCGACAGCTCGCGTACCAATGGTTGCTGGGACCATCGTTGGGCATGTTCTGGTCATCCTTGTCCGACTGTAGATCGGCAATGTCCCTCTTGAGCCTATGACAGCAGTTGAAGAGCAAAATGCCAGGCTCTCGATTTCTGCCGCGGTGAGCCTTGAGCCTTTTGACCAGGAGCTCAGAAGCGCGCTTGCGCGACCCAGCGGTCTTGTTCGCCATCACCCAAGACACCCCGTTGTTGATGAACTCCTGCTCCTTGGTGCTCGATGCGTCGCCGCGCTCTTCCCTGATCTGGTCGTCGGCTGGACCTGTGATTTCGCTCACTCCTCCGTGTGCCAACCCCATGCCCTCCTCGATCTCAACGATCTTCCTGGCCACCTCGAATGCCATCTTGCCCTTGAACGTCAACTCTCGTTCACAGACCAGCGTGTCGTCTGGACTCAACGCCCACCAATGGATGCACCCGTACGTCTTGAACCCCCAGTCCATTGACCGAAACCTGATCCAGGTCTTGGGGATCGGAAACGACTCGCATGAGTGCACGTTCTCTTTCCAGTACTCACCAAAGAACGAGCCCTCGGTCATGTACCAGTCGCCGAAAAGCAGCGCGCGCTGCATGTGGGGAGGGGCATCGAGCAGGTTCAGCTCGTACTGACGGACGAATGCGACGTCAGGATTGTCATAGAGCGTGGCCGGTAAGTAGATCCTGGTGCGCCACTCCTCACTCTGGTCTTTCTCCCTGATGACCTTCTTCTTCAGGACAACTCCACCCATGGGCTCAGGGTCGACGAACCGTTCCCGCACCCAGTTCTTGTTGCGCACCGTGAAGTTTTCCTCGCCTTCACGACGCATCACAGGGTTGGACATCGCTCGGCAACGCAGGAACTTCTCGAGCAACGGATCGGAAGTTCGAATGCGGCTCTTGATCTGGTCGTACTGCTCCTTGTCGAACTGGACGAGCTCATCGAAGTTCACGGCCACGTACTCGTTGCTCATGAACCGCTCGTAGGCGCCAATGTCGCGGCAGCTGGCAAACTGGTAGTGTAGCCCACTGCTGAACATGAACGTTCCGGACCCGCCAGTGTTGTCCTGAACGAACCTCACTCCTGGGTCGACGCGCCGGAAAATCCGCAGAGCACGCTTGAGGGTCTGGTCCAACATGGGAGACGTTCGCCGGAGAAACAGGATCCAGGCAACGCTGGTTCCCGGGTTCCTGCCATCTCCAAACTCGAGTCGATGCGGGTGTCCACGTGGCAGCTTGCAACGCTCGTGTTCGTGGTTGACGATGTCCCAGTCG